CTCGTAGATTGATCAAGCCGATGGCTGATCGTTCCGTGGCTTACCCAAAGCAGCAAACAGACTCCGTGGCTTCTCAGTTGGCGGTGGAGCACCCTCCGTAGCTGCTTCCGTGGACGATGTGTCCTGAGCTAGGGCATCGGTAGCCCTATTGCTGGATGGCTCACTAGCAGCGTCCTGTGCGGTCTCTTGAGCAGTTGCAGCAGCTTGGGGAGCCGAAGTGACCGGGGCAGGTTCCTGGGTCGCTGGCTTCGTTGGAAGCATATTCCTTGGAGCAGTCTGGGGTTTAACTGCCGATCCGGCAGGCACGATGTCGATGGTTGCCGAGAAACCGTTCTCACCACGGCCTGCCTTCAGATCGATGGTGATTTCGTTACCTTCTCGGATATTTACCTGATCTTCCACATAACGCCGCAGCGCAGTCTCAATCTCGTCTTGGTTCAGTGTGATCTGCATTTCATTTATTCCTTGGTTGCCTGTAGTAGGCGCATGAGGTTTTGGAATACTGGAGTTTGAACCCCAGCATGGATTGCTGCAATTGCATCAGCCATGTGTTCGGCTTCTCCCATGATGATTCCACCTTTCCCTTTTCGGTTATCGATGGGCCAGTTAGCATTTGGATATAGCTGGATTGCTTTCTGAATCATATCATCTTTTGTTGCTGTCTTGGATCCAGTGAAGATCATCTTGTTCTCTGTAGGAGTCACTTCGATGATCTCAATCCCCTTAGATCGCAAAGAACCAAGGATACCTATACAAATTCCGTATGACGCCATTGCTCTCGCTGATTGACTTCCTACAGGAACTTCTACGAAGACAACCTTTGCTCTCGATGCCGCTGCGAATGTTCCGCTAGCCAGTTGCTCGGCCTTTTCGAGATCCAGGGAGTTGACCCGAACTTTCTTCTTAGTCCCAGCATCGTCCCTGGGATTAACCAGGGACAATGTGGGTGTGCTGAGCATCCCATCTTGAAGATCCAAAATGGCTTCAGCAATCCCCCAGTTTTTGAGACTCGGATCGAATCCTACGACTGGGATCTTCATCGGTGTTACTTCGCTTTCTGACCGAACAGGCTTTGACGCTGTGCACCACCACCGGCAGGAGCATTGCTCTTCGGAGGAGCGCCCGTCGTACCACCAGCACCATCCTTGATGGTTCGCTTGTCACGGGTCACGCCCTTGTTGCGCTCTTCCCAGGAATCGTAGAACTTCGCCTCGTCCTGACCATTGCGAGCTTCCGCTACGGTGAGCTTCATCTCTGGATGGAACACCTTGTCCACCACGTTGATTTCACGGGTTTCGGCAGTGGCAACGTGTTCCTCACCCTGCTTGATATTCTTGTTTTCCAACTGCTTCAGAATACCCAGCGAGATCTCCTTGCCCAGCAATTCGATCAACATCGGCACCGACTTTGGCAGTTCCTTCTTGACGTCGTAGTCATAGATGTTGATGACCTTTTCTTCACTGTCCTGCTCTGCCAGTGGCTTGCCAGTGCAGATCAGACAGATGTCATCGACGATCGTGAATCCCGGAAGTGGAACCTTCTTGGACTTGTCATCCTTGTTGAGGAAGAAGTTCTCACCCTTCTTATTGGTGACGTAGAACGTTTCGCGGTATTCCTTACCACTCATGTCCACGAGAATCGTCACAGACATTGCACCACCTTGTGAATGTCCTGCATAAGCAGCTTTGATTTTGCCCTTGTAGATACCCGAATCGAATGGACTGAATCCACCCAAACGATCTTGGGATTTTTCCAGACCATCACTCGTCAGTTTGTTGAACAGCGTCATCTCGGTTTCCTTTTGTTGGTTCAGCGATAGAACTCGCTGAGATGGTCCAGCAACAGTTGAGCGTCATTGTCGATGTAAGTCTCTTCCTTAGAGAACATTCCCATCGGCGAACGAATACGCTCTCCAGTTGTGGTCTTGGTTGGTCGGGTTTGAAACACATGCTTGTAACCCAACTCTTTCTCCTCATCGGTAATCGTTAGCAAGTTAGACTTGTACTTTTCGATCTCCTTGAGTGGAACTTTCTTTGCAGCAACGACAGTTGAGAAGTAGGCTTCAATACCATTGTTCTTTAAAGAACCCTTGATTGGTACTGAGGTTTTGATCTCCATTGCTTTCTCATCTAACATATCGCCGACGTGAGCAGTGAAGATAGTTGGCTTTCCAAATGCAGTAACTTTCTGCTGCATTAGAACTTTGAAGAACTGAGCGAAATTACTCCAACCCTGCATCGTGTTCGTAGCCTGAAGAACGTACTGTGTTTCATACATATCCATCAGGAACGTTAATGAGTCAGTAATGATACCACTGACAGAGGGATTATTAGTACCGTGATCAAATGCTTCGTGCACCTGATATGGATCTTCAATTCGATAACTATCGAACTTGTTTTTGAAAGGTAAACGTTTGCCTGCTTCACAATTCAAATACATCCATTTTGGTTGATCACGAATGTTTCGCAGCGATGCGGATTTACCCGTCGCTGAATAGCCCACGATCAAAACCAACTGATCGTTTGTATCATGTATTTCATCGGACATTGAAACCTCCTCTCTTTGCAAAACTGCCAGTCCTAAGCCGAGCAAAAGAACTGGCAGTCGCTACGAATCAACTGGCGGTGTACTTCTTCGCCACGCTCACCATGATGGTCGTGTCGATCTCGTTTTTATCCAGTGGTGTGTTGAGCTTGTCATTAAAAGAATGTACTTGTTTACTCACATCCATCAATGGCATACCAGTATCAACCAAAGCCATTGCATATCTCAACATTTGGTTGTTTCGATTACCTGAAGCAATTCGCTGAGCGAACCACCGTTCCAGATTGTCGAGGGATTCGACTTCCTGGAAGTGACGCTTGTACTGCTCGTTTTTGCTAGTCTTAGGGATGAACTTCAGAGCATCCAGGATTTCACCTTCGAGATTGTAGTGATACGTTCCACCGTCGAACGACTCCCATTTTCTTGCTCTTTGGTTCGCAGCTTCATCTGTTTTAAATGGAAGCCAATTCGTGATGTTGACCATGAACTCTTTGTATTCATCAGAGTCCAACTCCAGTACATAGTTGATAGGAATAATTACACGGAATCTGTCTCCATGATTTTCCACTTGATGACGCTTGGTGGTGTAGGTCATGAATTTGTATTCCTTTAACAGGTCGTGTACAGCTTCAAGTGAGATACCACCATCCACGTCAATGACGACCATGTTGAACCCAGCGATGACATTCTCTTCTGCACGATGGAAGTTCTTGAAGCCATGGTTGGCCCAGTGCATTCCTGGAGCTTGCGTTAACACATGCAGTTGCTCGAATGGAACACGTTCGGTCCCATAGTTGTATGCCCAGTGATCACTATAAGATACGATCATTTG